ATGCAGCATGGAGAAATACTCAGTAATGGAGATGGCAATGGGCGCTATCGAGGAAAGAGTTGACTACGAGATGTCCCGCGTGGTGGACAACATTCTTGACCCGAACACAAAGCCTGATGCCAAGCGCAAAGTAACCATCACACTTGAGCTGACACCCAACATTGACAGGACTCAGATCCGCGTGAGTGCAACAGCAAAATCCACGCTTGTGGCCACAGCTCCCGTAGAAACTGCCCTTCGTGTAGGCACCAGCAGGGACGGGGAGATAATCATCCGCGAGATCGGCGGACAGGTTCCCGGGCAGATGGACATGAGTGGCGGCGAACAGGAACAGCCGAAGATACTCAATTTTGTAAAGCAGGCATAAGGAGGAAAAGCCATGTTAAAAAACGCAATCGAATACCTTGTAGGGCTCAAGCCCAACAAAACCTATGAATTCCACGGAGATATCTACTCCGACAAGCAGCTCAACCGTATAGCCCCGCACATTGACCGTCCCAACTCCATCACCGTGGGCAGTCTGGACGGCATTGTGAAGCTGGCCAAGCACGAGCTTGATCTGGTAGCAAACTACCCTCTTTTCATTCATGTGGAGTCCCCTACCGAAGTGAGGGCCTTTTCTTCTCTGGATGCAGAGGAAATGGGCAGAGACTTCTTTTACAAGGCCCAGAGCAGCGACGCAGGCTACCGTGCCGGTTGGAAGTCTCACGAAGAGACGCTTATTGAGCTCAGGAGCCGCTTTATTCCCACAGAGGACTCCGAATACCTTCTGGACATTCTCTCACGCCTGTGTGTGGAAAACGGCATTTCCAGCAACGATAACGGTGTGACCCAGACCGTAACGGCCACTCAGGGCGTGAGCCTGAAAGAGAACGTCCCACTCAAGCCCATTGTTAAGCTCTGCCCCTTCCGCATTTTCCGGGAAGTGCCTCAGCCTACCAGCGAATTCCTTCTCCGTGTAGACGACAAAGGCAATATCGGTCTTTTCGAAGCTGACGGCGGTATCTGGAAAATCGAGGCGAAGGAGAACATTGCCAAGTACATAAGCGAAGCACTGGAAGAAGAAATCCAGTCTGGCAAGGTCGTCGTGATGATCTAAGCGCCCGGCGGCAAAATAAAAGCCGCCTCTCCGAAGTGAGCAGACGGAGAAGCGGCCACGGCCAAAAGGCCGCATGGCAAAAAAACACCGTAACTATTATATCGAAAGGAGATTTTCAAGTCAATGGCTGAGATTAAGACTGAGGACAGTTTTGAACTGTTTGAACTATTACATGAACTGAAGATCGGGCGTGAAAACGCCATTACCGGCAGAACCCTCGCCCGTCTGCTTGACTGCCCGGAGCGGAAAGTAAGACAGCTTGTAGAAGAAGGACGCAGGCAGGGGCACCTTATTGTCAATGATCAGGACGGGAAAGGTTACTACATTGCCAGCAGCACTGAGGATGTGCAGCGGCAGTACAACCAAATGACCAATCGGGCTATGTCTATCCTGCAGGCACGTGCTCCCTTCCGCAAATACCTCAAGCGTGTAGGTGGGAAGTTATGACACAGATCCCCGACCCTTACTGGAAGATCAGTGCCGAAGTAGAGTACCCAGAGTCCGATGAGGCCGATTATGAGCCTTTTGCGGTGTATGACCCAGACTAAGCAATGAAGCGCAGTTTTTCTTTCACCCCGGAGGAGCTTGAAGAACTCCGGCGTATAGATGAACAAATTGATGCTGAGTTTGAAACTGGTCAAATTACCCTACAGGAGCATAGTGAGGCTGAACGCCGGGATAAAGAAGCTCTGCAAGATCGACTTGATAACCGCCAGAAAAAGGAGTCAGCATACAGAAAGGCTTACCGGGAGGCCAACCGCGAAAAGGACGCAGCGTACAGGAAAGCTTATTACGCCGCCAACCGTGAAAAACTGCTGCTGAGAAAAAAACAGTGGGATGCTGCCAATCGAGGTAAGAAAGCCGATTACATGAAAATATACAGGCACACAAACAAAGGTCGGCTATCTGCCCAAGAAAAAGCCTATCGGGAGCAACACAGAGCAGAACGAGCCGAAAAGCGTCGTGCATACGATGCTGCTAACAAAGACAAGATCGCCGCTCAGAAAAAGGCGTGGCATGCGGCCCATAAAGCCGAGAACGCTGCTCGCAGCCGAGAATACTATCACTCGCACAAGGAACGGTATGATCTTCGTCGTAAGGCATACCAGGAGGCTAATAAGGAGGCCATATCTGCCCGGAGAAAGGCTTACCGGGAGGCTAATAAGGAGAAAATAGCCCAGTACAAAAAAGCATATAGTGCCTCCCACCGTGAGAAAATTGCTGCCGATAAAAAGGCATACAACGAAAGGAGAAAAATGGGCATATCAACCATTAAGACCAACAGCCATGAAGAATGGCTTGCTCTCCGCAAGAAATACATAGGCGGCTCGGATGCCGCAGCAGTAGTCAATATGAACGCTTTCAGTTCACCTTTTGCACTCTGGGCAGAAAAAACCGGCAAAGTTCCCGGATTTGAGGGCAATCTGGCAACTGAGGTAGGCGCTTTCCTTGAGGAATTCATAGCGAAGAAATTTGCCGCCGAGACGGGCAAACAGGTTCGCAGACGCCGGGTATCCTTTGTCAACAGCAATTATCCGTGGGCAATCGCCAATATTGACCGGGACATTGTGGGCGAAGATGCTGGACTTGAGATCAAGTTCACAGATACGCTCAACACCAAGAAATTCAAGAACGGCGAATACCCGGATAACTTCTATGTCCAGTGTGTGCATTACCTTGCTGTGACCGGCAAGAAGCGCTGGTATCTGGCCGTCCTCGTGGGCAACCGTGAATTCCATATCTACACCATCGAGCGCGACGAAGATGAAATCAGGGCACTCATGGCCGCAGAGGAAGCGTTCTGGAACAATTACGTACTCAAAGACACCCCACCCCCTACCGACGGCACAAAAGCCACCACAGAGACAATATCCGGCCTCTACGCAGAGGCAGAGAACGACAACATCATTGATTTGTGCAGCGTCCGCGAAGCCCTTGACGAATATATGGAGATCACCCGGCAGATAAAGGCTCTGGACAAGATCAAAGAAGCCAAAGCCAACGAAATAAAGGCTCTCATGGGTAATTCCTCAAAAGGTACCGGCGGTAACTACAAAGTCAGCTGGAACAATGCATCCCGCAGCACCTTTGACGCCAAGAGATTTGCCGAGGAAAACCCCACCATTGACCTTAGACCCTATTACAAACTCAGTTCCTACCGCACTTTCAAAGTGACGGAAGCAGGACGATAAAGGAGAATACCATGAAGAAAGCAAATGCAGTCCCCCGCATGCAGACAAAGACTACCAACTATCCCAAAGACTCGCATAAATCCTTTTGCAAGCGCTGTTTCAAGCAAAACAAAGGCTGCCCCCGTACCGGCAGCCAGAAAATAAGCGGCTCATGCTCGCTTTGATATAGGAGGTTAATAATGTCTACTAAATCCATACAGGCGGCTACTCAGGCTCAGAACAAGCCTGCCGAAGTAAAGAAGCCCAGTATCAATATAATGCTTAACTCCATCATCGACGGCGAGGGTATGCGTAAGCGCTTCAATGAGCTGCTTGGAGAGCGCACCCCCCAGTTTATTTCCTCCCTTGTTACTCTGATCAACGCAGAGCCCAAACTCCAGCAGGCACTTATCGAGGCCCCTCTGACCGTCATTCAGGCCGCTCTTACCGCTGCCATATACGATTTACCCATTGAGCCCTCTCTGGGCTATGCCTACATAGTACCGTTCAGAAACAGCCGTCAGGATGAAAAAGGCCGCACATTCAAGCGGATGGAGGCAAACTTCATTATCGGCTATAAGGGGCTTACACAGCTCTGCCTGCGTACCGGGGCTTATGCACGTGTCCCTGATGCAGTTGACGTCCGCGAAGGTGAGCTTATCCACTATGATCGTCTCACCGGAGATATCGAACTCAGATGGATCGAGGATGAAGAAGAAAGAGACAAGCTCCCCATTATCGGTTATGCCGGTTATTTCCGCCTTACCAACGGCGCAGAGAAGTATATCTACATGACCAAAAAGCAGATTGCAGACCATGAAAAAAAGCACCGCAAGGGTGAGTATATGGGCAAAGGCTGGCGTGACGATTGGGACGCTATGGCCAGAAAGACTGTAATTCGCCGTCTGTGCGGCAAGTACGGCCTTATGTCCATCCAGTACCAGACCCAGCAGAACAAGGACACCGTCAATCTGGCTCAGGCTCTTATGGATAACGAGATGCCGGCCAGCGCTATACTTGATACCCTTCCTGAAGCCATTGATCCGGAGGAAGTAATTGAGGCCAACGCAGTGGAAGTCTCTGACTCAGACATCGACATAGAGCAGTGCGGCATTGATCCGGAGACGGGAGAAGTGAAATGAGTCTGAGAAAAGGCCGGATGTTCAATCGTGACATAGTGGAGAGCGACGCTTTTATGTCGCTCTCCGACGGGGCAAAAGTGCTCTACTTCTATCTTTGCCTCAATTCGGACGATGATGGTTTTTGTAATTGCCCACGTAAGATCATGACTGGATGTGGTGCAAAGGATGATGACATGCGCCTGCTGATCGCAAAGAAATTTGTGTTCACTTTCCCTGATATCGGTGTAGCTGTTATCAAGCATTGGCGCATACACAATTTCATCCGCAAAGATAGGTACAACGAAACCCGATACAAGGAACTTCTCCATTCTCTCTATTTGGATGAAAACAACGCTTACTCTCTCCATGCACCAGAGACAGCATTACCCCCTCAGCGTGATTTTGGTATACCAAGCGGTAACCAAACGGCACCCACATGTCAACCACATGGTATACCAAATGACAACCACATGGTTGACACTTGGTTGCCAGACGGTATACCAGATGGTTGTCAGACGGTATACCAAGCGGGTGACAACGGGTTACCTTCTGGTTGTCATTTGGTTGCCCCAAGTAAAGATAAGAAAGAGAAGATAATAGAAGGTAAGTTAATAGAAGATAAAAAAGAAAATAATAATTTATTTATTCATGATAGTGAAAAAAATTCTTCTGAAATTATTGAAGAACCTTCTACTTCCGTTCCATCAAGATTTGATGAAGATATCATCACCAAGAAGCAAACCGATTACCGGGCAGCCATCCGCAATGCGCTTACCCTCGGTGGTGAAGATGGCGAAAAGAGAGCCTATGATTATGAGCGTATTGCAAATTTGATTGGCATTCCCGGTGTGAGTGTAGCGGCGATCAGGGAGGAACTCAATGCCGAAAAAGAAGATCATGTGTCCGCCTGAAGGTGTTGAACAGGCTACATTGTTCTCGTGGGCAGCTATGCGGATCGGGAAATACCCGGATCTCAAATGGATGCACCATGTCCCCAACGGCGGCAAGCGTGGGAAAACCGAGGCCGCAAGGCTCAAGGCCGAGGGAGTCAAGCCGGGAGTGGCAGATATCTTCCTCCCGGCTCCCAAAGGGAAATACCACGGCCTGTACATAGAGCTCAAGACCCTTGACGGCGGGACCCGCTCAAAAGAACAGAAAGAATTTATCAAAGACATGTCGGCCGCCGGTTATTACGCTACCTTCTGCGAAGGCTGGCAGCAGGCCGCCGACCTTATAGAGAAATATCTGGAGGAAAAGATATGAGCAACATTATTGAGCTGATTATCGATTGGATGTGCAGCCTTGACCGCACATGGTTTTGCGCGTTCCTGTTTACCCTGTGGATCGTTGTCATTCTCATCTTTCATGGTATCAGATGGTGCCTGCTCTGGCTGTACATGAAGGTGTGCACCCTGATATATGGAGACGATATAGAGATTTACTACGCTGACTCCGAAGGAGGTTATGGCGATGAGTCAGGTCATGTATCTGTGCGATCAGGACAGCACGAAACTTTCTGAAAAGTATTACCTGAACAAGCTGTCTGGCACCGCTCCTTGCGGGCTGTGCGGCAAGGCTGAGAGTCCGGCCTATGAATTCAAGTCCAAGTACACGGTCAACCGGCGCAAGCCTCCGACAGTCAAGCGCAAAGCTCAGTATAGGGAAAAGTTCAGGGATTGGTGATGGACGATGGATAAAAAAATACTCGATGTAACGTGCGGATCTCGCACGATCTGGTTCAACAAAAACCATCCGGCGGCAATTTACTGTGATTGTCGCCAAGTAACCCACTATAACATCTGGAAGAACGATAATGGCAAGGCAGAGAGAGCCTGCATCGTTGACCCGGATATTGTGTGCAACTTTACGGCGCTGCCTTTTGAGAGCAATAGTTTTTCGCTGGTAATATTTGACCCTCCACATCTGATTAAGGCAAAGGAAACCGCTTGGCTCGTAAAAAAATACGGTCTGTTGGATGACTCATGGCCTCAGATGCTTCATGACGGCTTTGCCGAGTGTATGAGGGTATTAAAACCGGATGGTGTTCTGATCTTCAAGTGGTCTGAATATGACATTCCGGCAGAAAAGGTGTGGAAAGCCATTGGACAGAAGCCCTTGTTTGGACATCACAGCGGCAAGAAAAGCGAGACCTTCTGGGCCTGCTTTATGAAACTGGAGGAAGAACCCGTGAAAATCCCCAGAGACTGTTCCACTTGCGAAAACAAGGTCTGGCCAATGCCTCAGTGTCGAGAATGCAACGTGGGGAACGGGTACAGATGGTATAGCATGAGCGCGACAGTGCGTGCCGGTATTGCTGAAATATGTGGTTCGACGGAATAAGGCAGCCTGACACTTTATATGTAGCTAACACTTCGCGCGGCAAAGACTCCACTGCCATGCTCAGAGCAATTCAACTCATGGGATGGCCGTTGGACATGATTGTATCTGTTGACATTTGGGCTACGCAGGATATACCCGCCGAACTTCCGCCTATGGTTGCATTCAAAGATGAATATGACAGAAAAGTTCTTGAATGGTTCGGTGTTCCAGTTACCAGACTTTGCGCCACTAAGAGAGAGAGAGAGAGAGAGCTGCGTCCGTCTGTCCTACTCAGACATGTTCTACCGGGAACTTGGAACGGGGAAATTCGCAGGAACTATCAAGGGGTTCCCTCTCACAAGAGGCTCTTGGTGCAAACATCTCAAGTCTCAAGAAGTTGACCTACGAGGATATATTTTATCGCAAAGTGTCTCCAAAGAGAGAGAGAGACTTGCGGCGCAGCGACCGGACAATATACGGGTTCCCGCAGATCAACGGGATATGGTGCAACTCAGACCTCAAGCGAGCTGCTACGGCTTCCCGATCAGTCCTGTCGGCAATTGGTGTACCGCCCTCAAGAGGCTCCCATCAGAGGCTTTCCGTGGCTCAAAGGCCCGTGGTGCCAAAGCAGTCTCAAGGGCAATATACTCGACCGGGTTTTCCGGACTGCCCCAGAACGAGGGGCGAAAAATAAATATCGTTCATTATCTGGGCATTGCAGCGGATGAACCGATTAGAATTGCACGGCACATGCCTAAAAAGGACTCTGTTCTTCCGCTTGTTCAAATCGGATGGGATGAAGACTTGTGCGGCCTTGAGGCTCGGTACATGGATATGCTTTCCCCCACCTACGAAGGCTCCACGAGAGACGGGTGTTGGTTCTGCCACAATCAGAGCGTAGGTCAGCTCCGTAATTTACGCAAGAATTATCCCGACCTCTGGGCTTTGCTTCTCAAGTGGGATAAGGATAGCCCGGTATCATTCAAGCCTGATGGACACACCGTTCACGACTTTGACCGGAGGTTTGCTCTTGAAGACGAAGGGCTTATATCAGCCGACGACAAGGTTTTCAGATGGACAATGCTCGACGATGAATTAAATTACAGACTTTTTTGATGGAGGAGTCATGAATGGTCAAATAAATATTCTCGATGAAATCATCGTAGATAATTTTGCCGGTGGCGGCGGGGCAAGCACCGGGATAGAACTTGCCGCCGGACGTCCGGTTACTATCGCAATCAACCATGACCCAGCAGCAATTTTGATGCACAAAACCAATCACCCGTACACGCAGCATTTGCAAGCATCGGTATGGGATGTAGACCCAGTGGAGGTATGTGCTGGTCGCCCAGTTGGGCTTGCATGGTTTTCCCCAGACTGCAAACATTTTTCAAAGGCGAAGGGCTCGGCCCTTGTAGACCGCAACATACGTGGGCTGGCTTGGATTGTTCTGCGTTGGGCCGGTACCGTAAGGCCAAGAGTGATAATTCTTGAAAATGTCGAAGAATTTCAAACATGGGGCCCAGTGAGGAAAGGTAAGCCGGTGAAAAGCAAGCGCGGAAAAACCTTTGAAAAATGGCTGAGTCAGCTACGTGAACTCAAATACGACATTGAGCACCGTGAGCTTGTCGCCGCCGACTATGGTGCTCCTACCACACGAAAACG